AGAATGGACTCTGGAACTAACTTTGATGGGGGCACTGTAGACTCTTTTGTTAGATCGGCTTATTATCATTATGATACCCCAGGCTCCAGGAAAAGGTTTAGAGAGTTGGGGCTAGAGGTGAACGCGGATACTTCAACAACATTAACTGTAATACCTGATTATGATTTTGGTGGAACATATACCCCTAATACGTCTCCCATCTCCAGTTCTTACACTGTTACGGTAACTGCTGATCAATGGACGGAGGCGGATATAAGTAATAGTTCTACTGGTGTTACTGTAGTAGCGTCGGAAAGAGTTAAAATTAATGGAATAGGTACTAACATGGGATTAATTATCAGTAACAGTTCAATATATGATAAACCAATAACTCTTCAAGGAGCTATTGTTGATTTTACCCCAAGAGGAATTAGGAGATAGAAATGGCAGCATACTCGAAGTTCGCACCTTACGTGGAAAAATATCCAGATTTATTAGCGCATTATAATGCCCAAATAAAAGATTCTGGTAAGTCGAAGGAGGATTGGGGGCAAGAACATTGGAAGTCTTATGGGAGTAATGAAGGTAGAAGCATACCAGAGGCGGTGGGAGAGGGGAATGCTGCTGCCCCCAAAACCTCTGACTCATATGTAGATTTATCTCCTGATTTGGCTTCAGCTTGGGATAAAATACAGAGTGACCCTACTGGTGAGCAGGGCGCTTATTGGTTGCCCAGAATGGGGGGTGGAACCACCAAAGAGGCTTTTGGACAGGCCCACGCTGCTGAAGACATGGCTCTCAAACTTGGGACATATAAACAGAGCGGGACTGATTATAAACTTGGTAGTGATCCTTGGAAGGAGTTATTCACTTCAAAAAAGGGTCAGTTCGGCACATCGTTAAATTATCCAGATACTCCCCAATCTACAGGGGAAGCGCCTTTGACTCGTTGGGAAATGTTTGATCCTCAATTACCAGCATCCAGTGATATTCCCGCCGATACTCCCGCCGATACTCCCGCCGATCCAGATTCTGGTCCCGGACCAGATTATACTGATCCAAATAGTTCTGTTTATGTTTCTTCTGAAGTTGAGGCTATGGACATGGCAACTTTAACAGATGAAATGGACTTGTCAAATAAATTGACGGAAATTATAAATATAGATAGTCCTTTATTTAAAGCTGCAGCAACGAAAGCTCTTCAGGTTATGCAGAAAAGAGGAATCGTAAACAGCTCTCTCGCAAATGAGTCTGTTATGAATGCGATTTTAGATGTGGCAATGCCTATAGCATCAGCTGAAGTTCAGGCCCTCCAGCAAAATCTTTATTACAATAAAGACTGGACCAATCAACAGAAAACAGATGCGAATAAATATTTCTATGAGAGAATGTTAACAAAGATGAAGAGTTCCCTTGATATACAACTCCGAAAGATGGTTGAGTCCTTTGGGGCTTGGGGAAAATACGGAGATTGGATACAAACTATAATCACCTCACCGGGAGCTGATCAGGACGCTTGGCAGAGAATGCTGGATGCAATGAAAGGCGCAGGAGGTTGGCCCGCATATCCGAACCAGTAAATGATTAGAAAAGCGGAGTTCAAAGATGTCTCCGGGATAATGGAAGTTGCCAAGGATGCGCACGAAAAGTCCCTTTCAAACTCAGTTGCAATAGACCCAAAGACTTTAAGAAACAA